ATGAATAACTCCAATATTTCATTAATTGCAATTATAATTACTGTATAAAATAACAGGAGGTATCCATGATCCAACAGCCAACCGTTAAACCCGTACTGATGCGGGTAGAACAAATCGAAGCCCTGCGAAAAATTCAGGAACAGGAACGCGCCAAATCTCCATTGGGCGTGGCTCCAACCATTCACGTTATCGCTCGCGGCCTGATGGACAAAGCACTGGCCCAACTGGATCAGGAGGCTTGATGGAGCAATTACAGCGCCTGGCTGAGACTATCGCAGAAACATACATCCGTGACCGAATCCGGGAACATGACAACGCACAGTTCACCCATAACGGTAAAACCGGTGAGGTGCGCCGGGAATTGCTGGCATCGGGGCTGGTGGATAACTGCGTTTATGCTGCCCGCAGCAGCGGCAAGGTCGATTATGAACGTGAGGCATACACCATGCTGATGGAGATGATTTCTCTGGACGGCAGGGAGTATCAGGTGACAACCCACGGTCTGAATGTGATCGAAAGCATGCAACGCATCGCGCTGGCGAAGAGCTCGCCTCGTGTCAGTCATTAAGGGGGATGAATGGCTGATACCAAATTAGGCGGCGTCTATTACGAGGTGGATATTGAGCTGGAAAAGGCGCTTGAAGCAAGTGACCAGCTCAGAAGAGAACTAAAATCATTAGGCGACAATGCTAAAAATTCCGCAGGTGGCATTAAAACGCTGGAGACTCAGGCTAAAACTACCGCTACAGCGGTCAATCAGGCCACTAAGTCGGGTGGTGCTTTCCGTAGCCAGTTCCAGCAGGCCGGTTATCAGATCCAAGACTTCATCGTGCAGGTTCAGGGCGGTCAGTCTGCTTTAGTGGCCTTTAGCCAGCAAGGTTCACAGTTAGCTGGCGCATTCGGCCCGGGCGGTGCGATTGTGGGCGCGGTTATTGCTTTAGGTACCGTCATCGCTGGAACGCTAATTACCGCTCTGAACGGCGGTAAAAATGCAATGGATGCTCTCAGAGAAGCAGCTGACGCAATGGATAAGGTGATCACCATTTCACAAAATGGTGTAGCTGCGCTGTCAGATAAGTATGCCAACCTAGCGAGAGTTAACGCCGAAGTTGCCACGTTAATGCGAAATCAGGTGTTGCTGGAATACAACCAGGCAATGACCAAGGTTTCAAAGACCATATCTGATGCTACCAGCGAGTTTTTCTCCTTTGGCGATACTGCAAAAGCCGCACTCTCTGGCGGTACAGTCAGCGTTAAATTGCTGGGAACTATTCTTAATGCCGCAGAAGTCAAAACGAATAACTTCAACGACGCGTTCAGTCAGGTAAGCAAAAGCAGCATTGCGAACGAAGCGACCATCTCCACATTTATCAACACAGTGGGGGCCCTATCTTCCCGGCTGGGTATTACTGATCAGGCTGCTTTTGAACTGGCAAAACAGCTGAATGACCTGAGCAATAACCCGTCTCCACAGGCATTAACTACCTTAGCTATTCGCCTGCAAAATATGACTTCATCCAGCAAGGAGGGGCAGGAGCAAATCACCAATCTGTCTAAAACGTTGGTAGGTTTAGCTGTAGAAGCTACTAACGCTAAATTAAACATGGATAGCCTCAAGCGTACCACTGATAACCTTACTGATGGGCAGAAAAACCTGCTGAAGCAGGCTGAACGAAACCTCTCTTTGTCAAAACTACAAGGTGAAGCTCGCGCACGGCTTACAGCCCAATATGCTGCTGAGGATGCAGGATTTGCAAAGGACGACCCGCATGCCAAAAAGATGGAGGAGGATGCGGCCGCCACTTATAAAAATCTGGAAGCGACGAAGCAGCTCAACTCCGAGCAGAAGAAATCAGCCGGCCAGGCATCCCGCAATGCTCAGGTTCTGGAACAGTATCGGCAAAGGGCCGAGCTTTCTGCAGATTCAGTGGATGGCCTCTCGCGTGCCCAGGCAGTTCTTCAGGCACGCCAGAAACTGGTAAACCCTACACCCGCTCAAATAGCTCAGGTGGAGAAGGATGCTGGCGCAGCGTGGGATAAGGCCGCAGCAATACGCGCTCAGGCAGCTGCTATGAAGTTGATTCCCGAGCAAGCAGAGAACACCCGCTATAAACAGGATGTTGCTGATCTCCGGACGGCACTTGAACAAAAGACCATCACGCAGAAGCAGCACGACACCGCCGCCGAGCAGATGGAGCAACAGCACCAGGTGAACTTAGCGCGAATCAGGGCGACGCAGAACGCTGTAGTTAACCCACAACAAGAAGCACAAGGCGCTATAGATCCTGTTCAGGCACTGGCTAATGAGAACGCCAAAAAGCTCGCGTTAATACAGGAGTTCGAAACCGCTAAGGGACAAATTACCCTCAATGGCCTGGCATTAATGAATGCTGCCAACACGCAATACGAGCAACAGCGTATCGCGGCGCAGTGGGAAATCTATCGAAACCAGAGCGCCGCTAACAGCCTTCTGGCTGACGCGGTTGATTCTCTTCAGGGTGGCGCGACAAACGCCATTACCGGCCTTCTGAATGGCACTCAAAGCCTCAGTGAAGCATTCGCCAACATCGGCAGCACGATTCTGAATAGTGTTGTTAGTGGGCTGGTGGAGATGGGCCTCCAGTATGTGAAAAACATGCTCATGGGACAGGTAGCGGCGTCGGCAGCTCTTGGGGCTACAGCGACACAGGCCACTGCGGCTGCAGGCATGTGGGGACCAGCAGCTGTGAGCGCCTCTATCGCTACTATGGGCACAGCCTCTTCAGTGGGTACAGCTGCTTACTCTACGGCCCTGATGACATCCAAAGGGCTAGCTGTAGCAGGCGCCCGCGAGCACGGCGGTCCTGTTCAGGCTAATTCAATGTACCGCGTGGGCGAAGGTGGTAAGCCTGAAATATTCAAGGCCAGTAACGGCAGCCAGTACATGATTCCGGGTGATAGCGGAAAGGTAATTAGTAATAAAGATATCGCCGGCGCTGGCGGCAACGGAGGTGTGAGCCTAGAGGTTAATTTCAACATCACTACTACTAACGGTATTGATGACGCCACACAGAAGCAAATGATCCAACAGATGGAAATAGTTGCCCTGAAAGTAGCGCGAGAGCAAAGCACCCGGGATGGTGGCTTTCTTCAAAAGCGGATTAAGAAGTGATTGAGGGCTTCGCAGAGACGCGATCATGTTGAGTTTGGTCAAGTTGATAGCGATGAACTTTGATGATTAACACACCAATACGCGCGCGCGCACGAAGGAGTAAGCGAGAGATGCCAGCCAGTACGAAAAAACAGGTTAACCGGTACTTTAACGGAGCGCCCACCAGCCGCCTCATAGTCACCGTAGAGAATGATCTGGTGGATAAGGTGGATAGCATGATTAAACGCCGCGGCGGCGATTACAGCCATCCCTGCTATGGGAACCGGGCAGAGTTCGTGCGTCAGGCCATCGCTGAGAAACTGGCTCGTGATATCACCTGAGTTCGCGCTAGGGTTCGCGGCTGTAGTTCGCATTGCCTGCCCTACCCCATGGACACCTGACAAAAGTTAACTTTGAGGCGCAACAGAATGTGTGAACAAACAAAAAATATCGCAGTAGCAAGAGAGAAGGTATTTCAAATGTTCGGTAGCGAAGGCCTGCAAATGTTTGATGAAGTTGTTAGCAATGTGCCAGGCACAATAGTGATCGACGAATCGCGAGTATTGTTTTTTGACCAACATAACAATCTTCGATTCCGCGCCGGTGATGAATTGCCAGGAGAGAATGAGTAATGGCTCAGTGGGGATTTGGCGCATGGGATGCCAATGGAAAAGACGTTAATAAAGGCCTAGTCCCAACGCTGGTGATCAGCTATGTGGGGCTCTCATCAGGTCAACTAGGCGGTTCATGGTCGCTAAGTGTCCCTCAGGGAAGAAAGCTCAATTTCCTTTTTTTACTGAACGGTAACGAGGATGGGAAAGGAAGCCGTCGAAATATCACTGTCAATGGGAGCACAGTGAATATGGTAGCTGCCGCTCAAAACGCTACAGGTGACAACATATTTCCTCCCGGAGCGGGATGGCTAATATTCTGGGCGGAGTAAAAATCATGGCCGATTATGGAGCAATGCTCACCTTCCCCGATGGAACGCCATTTTACATTGATGGAACAATCCCACTTGCGCTGGTTTATAAGCGTGATTTTTCATTTGATGCTAGCAAGGCTACTGGCATGGTGCTGGAGCCTAATACTGGCGTACCGTACCTCTATTTTGTTCGCTTTAATGAGCAGTTCTCATGGGGATATCAATACCCGGGCATTGGTAATGCGGCTGGTAAGCATGTGATTGACGTTGGAGCATATTATGGCGGCACGGTTTCTGGACGCCTTTACTGCTTTGGGGCAGTTGTTCAGCCAATAAATTCAAAGTACGGGGTCGCGATCTTTAATGCCCAGGGGCAATGTATTCTCACTCATGAAACCAGAGTTCTTATAGGGCTGAATAAAACGGGCGCCAGTGGTAATCAGGGCACGGCCACGTATCTCAACGAGACGATTTCCGGACGAAAAGCCATAGCTCCAGGACGGACCGGCATCATCATTTACTCACAGAACATGGGCGGCAATATCATAACTGCGCTCGAGCCCCACGCCACGGCCTGCTGGCAGGACGGTGGGAATACGCGTATCGCATCAGTGCCAACCACACGCAGCAGGCAAACCATTT